GGAGTTATAAAATGTCTGAACAAGATATTCAAGAGGTGGAGCTTCAGGAGACTGAGCAGCAGGTTGGAGAATCTGTTGAGACATCTTCAGAAGAGCAACTTGACGAGTTCAAAGCGTCAATGGGCGATCCTTCTGAAGTACCTGAGCCTACATCTGTAAAGGCTAAGCCACGTAAGGGCGACAAGAAAGTAGAGGACGATCCTAAAGATTCTCCTACTGCTGTTAAGGTACCTGGTACCAAAGCTGGTATCATCAATGCCATGATGTCCAAGATGAATGATATGCCTACAAAGCAACTCAAAGCATCTTACGGTAAGATGATGGATGGCATGAAGATGGAAGACGTCGACTTCGATGAAGGAACTATCGAAGAAGTACACAGTGCTCGCGACCTTCCAAAGATTACATCAGAAGACGTTTCTGTATCAGAAGACGTATCTGCTATGTTCGAAGGTGCTGAAGACCTTAACGTAGAATTCAAAGAGAAAGCTACTACCATTTTCGAAGCAGCAGTTGTTGCTAAGGTAAATGAGCAGCTTGAGAAGATTTCAGTTAACTTCGAAGCAGAGCTTTCCGAAGAGATTGAAACTGTACGTAAAGAGATGACCGAGAATCTTGACCAGTACCTCGACTATGTTGTTGAGCAATGGATGGAAGAGAATCGTCTTGCTGTAGAGCAAGGCCTCAAGGCTGAGATGGTCGAAGATTTCTTGAAGGGTCTGAAAGGATTGTTCGAAGATCACTACGTAGAGATTCCAGATGAGAAAGTTGACGTAGTTGAAGAGCTTGCATCTAAGACCGAAGAACTCGAGTCTAAGTTGAACGAGCAAATCGAAAAGAATGTTGAGCTTCGTGGTGTTGTTGCACAATACGATCGGGGCCAATTGATTGAGTCTGTAAGCAATGGCCTGACAGATACTCAAAAGGCTAAATTTGAAACCTTAGCAGAAGGGATTGATTTTAGTGACGAAGAGGCTTTCACTAACAAGCTAAACATTGTTAAAGAAAGCTACTTTGGCAAGGGCGAAGAAGTAACATCATCATATCAGTTGGACGACGATGAGCCTCTCGCGGAGGAGACGTCTGAGAAGACTATACCATCCGAGATGGCCGGTTATGTAAATGCCATTTCAAGATCCATAAAGAAGTAATATTATAAATAACTTTAGATAGATTTAGAAGGAGACTATCATGTTATCTGAACAACTTATCGAGAAGTGGCAGCCAGTGCTCGATCATAACGATCTTGGTGATATCAAAGATAATCATCGTCGTGCTGTAACTGCGCAACTTTTAGAAAACCAAGAGCGATCAGCTCGTGAGTCAGCAATGGGTTCTGGTGGATACCAGATGCCTTCGTTGTTGGGAGAATCTTCTCCTACTAACGCTATGGGTGGTTCTTCCGCTCCTGCTACTTCACCTGCTGGTAACGTAGACCTTTTTGATCCAGTACTGATTTCATTGGTACGACGATCTATGCCAAACCTGATTGCCTATGACGTATGTGGCGTACAGCCAATGACTGGTCCTACTGGACTGATCTTTGCAATGCGCGCTCGTTACTCTAGCCAAGGTGGTGCTGAGGCTCTGTACGGCGAAGCTGATTCCTCGTTCTCTGCTTCTGCTTCTGGTAACACTGCTTCCAAAGCTGTTATCGATGGCGAAGGTAATCCAGGAACAGGTCAGGCTGGTACTGATCCAACTACTCGCGCAGTAGGTAACACCTACTCAGTCGAAACTGGTATGCCAACGACTTCAGCTGAAGCTCTGGGTGATGGCGACAGCAACCGTTTCAACGAGATGGCGTTCTCAATTGAGAAAGTAGCCGTTACAGCAGTTTCACGTGCTCTGAAAGCTGAGTACACAATGGAACTGGCACAAGACCTGAAAGCAATCCACGGCCTCGACGCTGAGACTGAGCTTTCAAACATCTTGTCTGCTGAGATCCTCGCTGAAATCAACCGCGAAGTTGTTCGTACTATTAACTACTCTGCAGTTGCTGGTGCTACTAAAAACACTACGACTTCTGGTACTTTCGATCTTGACACAGACTCTAACGGTCGTTGGTCAGTTGAGAAGTTCAAAGGTCTTATGTTCCAAGTAGAGCGAGATGCTAACGAACTTGCTAAGTCAACAAGACGTGGTAAGGGTAATACATTAATATGTTCATCTGATGTTGCTTCTGCACTTCATATGGCTGGTGTATTGGATTACACTCCTGCTCTTAACAACAACCTACAAGTTGATGACACAGGTAACACATTCGCTGGTGTGATGAATGGTAGAATTAAGGTTTACATCGATCCATATTTCTCAGATGCAACCAATAACTACTACACACTCGGATACAAAGGTTCATCTTCGTTCGATGCTGGATTGTTCTACTGCCCATACGTTCCGCTTCAAATGGTTCGTGCCGTTGGTGAGAACACTTTCCAACCAAAGATCGGATTTAAGACTCGCTACGGCATGGTCGCTAATCCTTTCGCTACCAATGATGGCAACGGTACTGCTGCTCGTCTAGGTACTGGTGATGGAAACATCTACTACAGACTCGTAAAAGTAGCAAACTTAATGTAATCTACCTAATGCGATAAAAACAAGATTCACTTCAGTGAAC